GTGGTCAATTGATAACTTTGGCGAAGACATGTTGGCTTGTGTTAGGGCTGGTGGCATTTACTACTGGGATAACTCCGATGGTGTGACAACCAGGGCAAAAGCTTTGGGCGATCTAACTGGTGCCAACTTGCCCCCTACTTATGGACTTCAAGTTATTGTTTCTTCAGTAGATCGACACGCATTGGTTTTAGGGTCTGATCCTATTACTGATGGTGCTAGAACCGGAACGCTTGATCCTTTGTTGGTTAGCTGGTGTGACCAAGAAAACATACTAGAATGGGAAGCTAAGAACACTAACACAGCAGGATCAATTAGATTGTCTGCTGGGTCCCAGATAGTGGGTGGTATAAGAGCTAGACAAGAAACTTTAATCTGGACCGATACGGCTTTGTATAGCCTTCAGTTTATTGGACCGCCACTTACTTTTGGATTAAACCTGGCTAACGAAGGTGTTGGGTTGATTGGTCCTAATGCAGTGATTAATTCACCTGCTGGTATTTTCTGGATGGATCGCAAAGGATTCTATCGTTATACGGGATCTGTGGAAAATGTTCCGTGTTCTGTTCATAGCTATGTATTTGACGATATTAATGAAGCACAAAATTATCAGTTTTTTGCATTATTAAATCGACAGTTTAATGAGGTCGGTTGGTTTTATTGTTCTAGTTCTTCAGACACTCCTGATCGTTATGTCACATTTAATTATCAGGAAAATGTCTGGGCTATTGGGCAGCTAGAACGTACCGCATGGCTTGATGAGGGTGTAGAAAACAATCCAAGAGCCGCTGGAAAATCAAGCAACACTAGTTATATCTACAACCATGAACTAGGCAATGATGCTGATGGCTCACCAATGACTGGAGTTTATATTGAGTCTGGAGATTTTGATATTGGCGAAGGGGAGGACTTCCAATTTATTAAAAGAATGATACCTGATGTTAAATTCACAGGGACAGCCGGTACGGGTCAGCAAATTAATACGGTATTAAAGACTCGTAACTATCCAGCAGATTCACTAACGACTGACAACACCAATGCTTTTACAGCAACTACAACAAAAATAGATATGAGAGCTAGGGCAAGACAAGCGGTTGTTCGCTTTGAATCAGACGATGATGCAAGTGCTGAAGTGCAATTAGGAGTAGGTTTTAGAGTAGGAGGCACCCGCCTGGATATCAGACCAAATGGAAGAAGGTAATGGGCAAGTTATTGCAAGGAGCGTTGCCTATTTCATTGGAACCACAGGTTTCTGGAGATACTTATAATCGAGCGATTCGTTCTTTAGAACTTAGTCTTAATACATTTAATACTGAGGCCACTCCTTCTTTTTTAGCTGCTGATCGAGATTTATATAAGTTTCAAAAAGGAGATGTTATATGGAACATCACCGAAGAAGTTCTTCAAGTTTGGCTTGGCGACTATTGGGAAAACTTATCCACACCGTCAACTTCTGGGTTAAGTGCAACTGGAACATTAGGCACAGTACAAGTAATTGCAAGCGGCAATATTACAGTGGAGATTAATTGATGACTGATGTAGCAAAAAAAAGAGATCCAGAAAAATGGGCTAGAGCTAAATCTAGAGCAAAAGCCAAGATGGGTGGCAAGCACTCTGCTCGAGCTATGCAGTTAGCAACTCAATACTATAAAGATTCTGGTGGAACATATTCAGGATCTAAATCAAAAAAAAATAAACTATCCAAATGGAGTAAAGAAGACTGGGGTACTAAGTCAGGTAAACCATCTACTGTAGGTGAAGGGGCTACTGGAGAAAGATACTTGCCTAAAAAAGCAAGAGAATCTTTATCTCCCCAACAATATGCACAGACCACAGCAAAGAAAAGAAAAGATACAGCCGCTGGTAAACAGTTTTCTAAACAACCAAAAGCTATTGCTGACAAAACAAAAAATTATAGAACCGCTAAGGATGGTGGATTCTTTACTAAAAGAAATCATCGAGGCTGTGGTGCCGTTATGTCAGATCGAAGAAAACAAACCAAGTTTTCTTAATAATTAATTGGGTAATTAAATATGTCTGAAAAATTAAGTGAGCATTTTACATTAGCTGAGTGTTGCAGAAGTGAGACAGCTACACGCAAAGGCATAGATAACATGGCTACAGGTGAGGAGTTAGAAAACCTGAAGCGCGTATTA